CATCTGTCCATACCTTCCCAATAATCGAAATCGCGACCATCTAAGAGATATTGAGTAGGACAAGCACCAGTTGTTAAATCAATGTTACTTTGAGTCCAGATTTTATATCCACCAGATGTTATTGTATTATCTTCTTCGAAAATGTGGCTATCACAATTAGTATATGGAATACAATCAGTATTATCTTCGTTCTTTTCACCATCTATACACTCAAAATCACAAGTTCCGTTTTCCTTCAAAAAGATATGCTTTATACCCGTCATAGGTTGCGGATCACAACATCCCGTGGTTGTACCATCACTACTCACATACAACTCCTTTCCTACAGGACAACAATCCACATAATCTATATGATTATGTTTCTTATAAACTATACTTGTAGTATCAGGACAACACAAAGTATATTTTTTTCCTTCACGACTAGTAATCGTTTGTAGTTCAACATCAGTATTACAACAAAGAACATTATGACTAGATATCTGTTTATTACTGATATGTGCCATATCTGTAGTATGACAATCAGTATCTAAAGAATTTGTTTTTTCGGAACATTCACTTAAAGGGATCGTTTCAGTCACCTGTTTGTGATAAGTCGGTTGTGTTCTATTACTGATATTTTTAACAGAAGATGAACCTGATTCAATAAAAGTGTAATTGTTTACAGGATATAATTCGGGATTTGTTTCTTTTTTGTAATAATTACATTCTATGTTTATTTCTCTACATTTATATTTGCCTTCATCATAGTCGTAATATTTTTCGTAGTTTTCGTTACATCTATCGACCTCGCAGTCATTAACAGATTCACCTAATGTACCACTTTTAATTTTCATACTAGCAGCATTTAGTTCATTTGGACAATCTACACACGAAGATGTATTTACATTTACATATTGACTACTAGTACAAGTAACTTTACACATACCAGTGTAATCTTTAACAGAAGGTAATCTGCATTGAGATTCACATTTTCCGGTAGAAGAGTTGTATGTAAAATTATCAACATGCTTTAACTGATCAGGTGATCGTATACCTTGGAAATAACTAAGTGGTTTACACTCACATTGTTGTGTAGAAGTATTATATGTCATATCTGGTTTACAACAATACTTTGTTTCACCAACATTAAATGGTTCGATAACAAAAGTTTCTACAGTATTTTGTTCGGTGAATCCATAATCGCATTCGAAGTCTTGTCCAATGTCAACAGATGAACCAGTAGATTCACAAAAACCGGATCCGGAAGAGTTTTGTTCTCCAGCAACACCAAGTATTTTGTATCCCCCTCCATTAATGTTTTGACGATCGTATCCTAAAAGACATTCGTCTTTGGGACAATTATCAAAGTCGTAAGTATTGCCGATAAATGGAACTTGAGTATCACTATGTCCTTCGCATTGGATAGTACATTGACGTATATTAGAGGATCCTTCGGGAGAGGTAATTGCATTATTTCTCAAACGAGCTTGTGTTGGAACAGGACAGTCTTGACATTCGCCACCGGCTACATCATTATAAGTACCTGTAGGACAAAGTGTACAACTTGTTGCTGTAGGATTCAAATTATAAGTACCTATTGGGCAAGGTGTACAAGAACCATTACTGTTATAATAGTTGTCTACACAACGAATATCACACTTTGGATAGGACTCTGTTATATTATTATACTCTTGATTTACATCTGTATTTATAAGTGTGTAATTATCGATTGCTCTATTTTGTATACATTGTCTGTAACACTTACCATCATCACCTTCAACATCAGTGGAGATAGAAACTATTTTTTGATCACTGTGTTGTTTATCTGTGATAATTGGACAAGTTTCACAAATTTTTTTGTTATTCTCATCATATTTTATATATTTAGGATTATCATCAATATATTCGTTGTTTGGTCTAACACATCCAACACAATTGTTATTTGCATCAACATACTTTATATTACCAAAATCATCTCTTCCAGTACAAGGAGTACATTCCATAGATACGGAATTTACACTGTTTTGATAGGTATTCACCGGACAACTGGTGCATTGATTTGTTGTGTTGTTATCTAAGAATGCATAATTGTGAATTTCGTAATTATCTGTTGTTACACGATTTGCGACACTTGGGGAGTTGTCCGTAACAATGTTTTGAGTGTTATGATTGTATAATCTAAACTCGTTATCAATGTTATTAAAAGGATTGAAAAAGGAACCCTTGTTACACCCGTCAATTAATTTACAATTTGACTCAGTTTCGTGATAATATTCGTTGGAACCACACGGAACACAGTACATATCAAATCCTCCTACACCAACTTCTAACTTCTTGCCTATAGGACAATCGAAAGAAGTTAATGCACCATCACACGGTTCTGTTCCAACACAAGATCCATCAATCACCTCTCCACTATTGTCCAACACACAATACTCACATCCATCACCCGAATCATTCCATCTACGTTGATAATTTACATTGACAAACTTGTTATCAATATTATATAAATTTTGATTTAGTCCGATATTAAAACCTTGGAGACGATCTTTGACAGTTTTTGTAAGTTGGGAACCAAGCATAGTACAGGTTCTGTTATCATCTACACACATATCAGGATTTATATTGGTACAAGTATTTGATGATATAAAATCGTCTTTATTAATAACATATGGTATAGAATCTTGTAAAAGATAGGAGTCTACTTTTGATTCACTTAGATCATCTAGAAAAGGACCTCCTTGATTTTCTCTATCGAACTGTTCGTTATGTCTAGGATTTACCATATACGTATCACATTGCATATTCGTCGAATTATCTAGATCGTGATTGTAAAACGTTTGTAAAAAATTTCTTTTTTTAAATGTTCTACTATTTGAATCGAAAACATAACAAGACTCTTTTCGTTCTTTTCTACAGGAACCGCAATCAACACTTGGATCAATCCATCCACAATTGAAACCGGTATTATCTGTGTATCCATATGTTTTTCTAGCACCATTTTCGCAAATAAATTCGTTTGTTCTATCATTGAAATCTGTAAATGTTCCGTCACCCATATAAACACGGAACTCTGGTGATACCGAACTGTCATAATAATAGTTCTCCGTTCTATCAAACTGTAACATACAATTTGGACCGGGTTGATCATAATACACTTTTTCGTTAGTTATCAATCCATCTAACAACTGATTTTGTAGATTTTTAAGTTGAACGGTGTTGTAAGGAGGGTTTGCGTCACGTAGGTTGCATACACCGTTAGAATTCATAAAATGATTGATATACCGTGTCTCCCAACGTTTCAAATCAGTATTAAACATATATGCTTGTTTATTAAACATATAGGCATTCAAACAACTAGGTGGATCGTTAGGTTCACAATAAATGTTATTGGATGGATTGTGCTTAGTGTCACAAGATCCAGAACCATCATCATTGGAAGACCATTGTTTTCTATCGTTGTTTTGAACGTATAGATAAGCATAAGGATTTCTAGAATTGTATAAATCTTTAGTGAGAGTGTGGCATTTTTCGGTAGGACAGGAGTATCTTCCACACAATCTGGACTCATCTATATCTTGTCTCCTGTTCCAATCATAATTATTTAAACCACTTGGTGCGTTATCTATACAATGTTTATCTAAAACGTCGTCAATAGTGATATGTCGTCCTGTAAATTTTTCTATTTTTTTTGGTGACTTAAATTTGATAATAATTAAAAACAGAATACAACAAATAAGAAATAAAATGATTATGTTAAACATTTTATTTTTTAAATAAAAAGATATTTTAGATAATTCAATTCAATACTTGAGAGCAATAATCTTCATTCCCTTCAGTCATCCTATAGGTGTTTTGTGGACACTCTGTTAAACATCTCTCTATTTTATTACCGGTTATTTCGTCTGTCCAGACACACGGAGTAAACTCATCACTTTCGTTCTTATAAGTATGATACGAAAATTCTATACCATCCTCATCCAAACACTTCGTTCTTTGTTGTGAACACTGATACGTCTTTCTACATTCAACATTTCCTTCTGTATCCACATCTAATTTGTATCCATCCACACAATTATCACAGAATCGTTTCCCTCCTTCACTAAAATACACAATATTATCGGGATCACACTGAACATAGTCTCCTTCTAAATTTTTTTCACATACACTATCATCCTCTACTACACATTGATCTTTATTTGGTATTGTTTGTGTATATATGATCTCAAATTTATTACCGTGTGGATCATCATCCAAACGTTTCATACATTTAATACAACTAGGATCATCATCCTTACATTGTCCTATAGGTGTACATATAGCATCTGGTGAACAAGCTGTATCTTCGTCGTAAGCTAACAGTTTCTCGTTTCTATATGTGTTAGGAGGACATTCTAGACATTGTGGAGAGGTGTTGGGGTCGTTGTAATACATTTTTAGGAAATGTTCAGGATTTTGACAGTTTTCTGGTGTTAACACGGGACATAATGCGTTATCACTCAGAAACTGTGGATAAATTTGTTGAAATAAAGCATTGTTTCTTAGATCACTGTTACCACTTATATCACTGTTTAGTATTTGATCACCAGACAAGGCTTCGTATATACAACCGTCTCCCCTAAAATTCAATCTTGATTCATAAGTCTTGGAGAACAAATCTTCAGTATCGGTCATAAATTGACAGGTTATTGGCGAATTATCAATAGCACATTTTTCATCTGTGAAAGGAGGACTGGGTAATCCATCAAAATAAGCACATCTCGACTCATCATATTTATTTCCTAATCTATCAAAGTAATTATCACACGTATTATTCTTATATTGTCTTATATATAAGTTATTCTCCCATTTCCGTGTATATGTATTAAAATTCCAACAATTCTTTACATAATTAGTCGACAAAGAACACGTCTCTGCACCACATACATCATACGTCACACAACTCTCTCCACTATTGTCACTTGGATCTATTATATACTCTATCTGTTGATCATTAACATTAGGATGTCTTGTTAGACATTGATCAGGATATCCGGGTTGTTCGCAACAATAATAGTTTGATTTAGAACAATCTACAGGTTGTTTTTTACAATTTAATATATCTTCTTCACTTTTAACAATATTCATATTGCCGATTTGTCTCCAACTATACACACCATTTTTATCTAATACCTTAATATACCGTTTTCTCTCCCATTCTTTGATAGTATTGTTATATTCATAACACATATCTATCATATTGTGGTTATAATCGTTGAATCGTTGTTGTTGACAGTCGATTACGGTATTATGTAAATTGTGTAGAGTTCCGTGGTTGGTGGAACAGGTAAAGGATTGAGTGGATGGGTCATCGTTCATTTTTTTTGGCATTGTTTGTGTATTCCATTTGTAATTGGTACCATATGCTTGACTTAGAGAAGTGTCACGTTCTAGTACACTACATGTCTCTGTACCACACATATATTTGCTACATATGGTACTAAATCTGTTACCATCCCAAGGACCCAAGTAGTTATTCATTCTGTTTCCAGACAATAGTCTACATTTGTTATCTAAGACTTTATCGAAATCATTATTAAATTTTTCTTCTAGTTTGAGAAACAAATTATATAAAATAACTGAAAAAATTATAAAAATAAATAATACTAGAATTTTTATCATTTAATTAATTTATATTAATTAAATATTTTGAATTTTCTATTGAATAGCACAATTCGGTTCCGGTATTGACACATGCGGTATTGACACACGCGGTATTGACACACGCGGTATTGACACACGCGGTATTGACACATGCGGTGGTGGTTGATATGAAGGTATTTGTGGTACTGTACTTGGTACTGTACTCACTTGTTGACCGACTACTGCTACCGACGAGAATCCTGGACTCTCTATTAAACATTTCACCGCATCATACATATCATCACAATCAGTGTCATTGTCATCTCTTATATTACATGGATCGCAACTACTAGACCTTCTAGTCTTGTCACATACTCTTGGTAACACACCATTATTTTGAGGTAATCCGTCAACATCACTACAATCATATGTACTCGTATCTTTTTGATTCCCTCGAACACTACTTAATGTCTGTCCCGTGTCGTATGTACAGTTCGTTGGACAATCACTAGGATCAGTCCATTCCCAATTATTCGAATTTTGACAATACTCTAATTTCGATCTTTCTGCTTCATTCTGTATGTTAACACAATATGTTGATGATGTTTCGCGATTACATTGGACATTTCTAATAGTAGTGTTTCTATCAGGAAGTCCACTTACACCTGTACAATCGTATTGATTAGGAAATTTATGTGTTCCTCTAGTATACGGAAGTGATTGTAAATCTGTATAGGTACAATCGGGAGGACACGTTGGTTGTATCCAGTTCCAATTATTCACACTTCTGCAATGATTTTCGCGTGCTTGTTGTTCAGCAGCCGCTATTTGTGCTAATCTATCGTTTTCAACGTTGATACAGTATTGTGTTGTTGTGTTTTTATTACATCTTGTTTTAGGAATGCTAACATCACCTATCTCGTATTGACTGCATTCAGCGTGTGTATATGGGAAGTTATAAGCTTCTTTGAAGTTACCTTTTCGTTTTGGAATATCAATTGGATCAGGGTATGTACAATCCGTAGGACACTGACCTTCACTCCACTCCCAATTGTCTGGATTGGTACATACATTACGACGATTAATTTCATCTTGAGTTGCTTGACGTGCATTTGTACATCTAGTTGTGTTGTAAACGATTGAACAATTTGCATTTCTAGTTTTATTTTCACAACTCACATTGATTCCTCTCACCGTAACATTATTTTTGTAGGTTCCGGTTTGTGAAACTAATCGATTACTGTCTTCGTGACAATCACACACATTTTCCAAAATAGGATTCCATTCGTAATTATCATCGTTATTACATACACTGTCTATTTCTTGTTGTGATAAAGGTCTTTGTGCAATTTCTTTAGTTTCTTTAGTTAACACAAATCCAACATTTCTTGGATTACCGTTTTGTAAACATTTATTTGTGGTAACTTTATTTCTGGTAAAGGATAATGTGCCTATTTCTGGAGGTGTTATGTTATTCCAGTTAGTGTCATCAACACTAGGATCACTATATACCCATTGAGAATTGTTGTCATCTTGACAATTACCACATTGTTGGGGACAATCTTCGGTAAAACTTCTGTTTGTAGGACAAGGTATCCCACTTCCAAAGGAGTTTGTATAGATATTAATACTACAATCTTTTTTAAAGTCACACACATTTCTGTCGCTACACACTTGACACATGGTGCTATGAATACAATCTATCGCACGGGGGGGTAAATCGCACTGATACTCAAATTCAATACTACTTCCTCTATCCGTTTCTTTTATATAATTCTTCTGAGACATTTGTGCCTTCATTTCATCTTTTGCGACGTCACACGTTTTACCTAAATGTTTGGTGTTTGCTAGCTTATTATGCGTTTTTTTTGTGGTACCTTTGGTATCTTCACCGGGACCATAATCTAATCTATTATTGTTCCTATCTTTACATATATTATCTACTAAATTAGGTTGTAAACTGTAACTACAGTCAACAGGGCAATCACCACTTGCTCCTGTTTTTATTTCTGGCTCTGTGTTTAATGAACTGTTTGTTCTATATGTGTCTCCTGTTCGAACAAATTGTACTTCTGGAATTTTAGGAGTATCACGTTTCACTTGACATACGTTCGCATTGGGTGTAGACGAAGTAATATCGATTGTTTTGGTCATTCTATTTATCTTACAATAGTTACGATCATATTTAATCTCATTACTAATCTCTATACCATCTAACACACGCAATTTCTCATCATCATCTGGTTGTGGCATCAAAGGTTGTACCGACTCGATTTCAATGTTACGTGAAAACTCACATTCTGGTATTTCGCATTTATCCCCATTCCTGAAATATTCCGGTGGACACTCCTGAACACAATCACTCAATTCCAATTTGTCATTTGTAATACCCTCTTTAACATACATACAAGGCGAAAATGGATCATCTTGTTGTTTGTTATAGTCGAAGAATTGATAGTAATGTCTATCAAAACATTCACGTCTTTCGGGAGGACAGTCTATTTTTGTTTCACATTTGAAGTTCAAAGGATTTAGTTCGGTATCCCCAGAACATTTATCACAGTAAACATCACTGATGTTACCGTTCTCTATTGTCACAGGATTATCACATTGTGAAATACAATCATTTGGTGTTGTTGATACACATTGTGCTATTGGTCGTGAACCATCTGGACTCGTTATTACAGCTGGTATGCGATTATACTTCTTTCTTATCTGTACTGTCCCTGCCTCGTTCAGATTTTCGAAACAATAATCAAATTGTCCCGTACAATCTGGTAGATCCTCACACGCAGTTGCGTCTGTAAATTGTGTGTTATCTACCATATATCTTCCTGGCATACAGGGTGTACACTTCTGTTCGTGAATATTCCTAAACTGTTGATCGTCACTACACAATTTGTATTCGTAACCCGGACAATTGAATCCGTCTTGTGCATCCAATTCTATTTCTCTACTCAAAGATCCATCCACTGTAGTATACACACATCGAGTACCATCCCTACTCAATATCGACCTGTACTGTGTCTTTTCAAAAAAATCTCGATCATCTAAGTTACAACACGTCATTTGTTCATGATCAAGACAATCTATTTTATCTGGATAAATGTTGTTTTCGAAGATGCATTGAGGAACATCGGTTTCGTCAGGATGACAATAACCTTGATCATCCATATACACACATTTACCACCAAAGACAACTTGTTTTCTGTACATTTTTGTTTCAAAACGTCTTTCGTCAGAGTTTAATTTGTATGCGACTTTAGTTTCTGTTTCGTCGCATTCGAAACAGTTATAAGAAGGGTCTATTTCACAGGAGTTACCATCTTTGGATACTCTAAATTTTTGATAATTGTCTAAGAATGACACACCTGGGGAAGGTAAAGTAGAACAAGGAATATTACAAGCAGAACAATCTAATGGTATTTTTCTACACGTCTGCAGTTCATCTTCGTCTTTTAGAGTTCCTGTTAAGGTATCTCTCCAATAACAGTCACCATTCATATCTAATTGTTTTTTGTAATTTTTGGTAATCCATTGATTGTCATTACAGTTGTATTCGTAACAAACGTCTGTAAAACCCAAATAAGGACACAAAGGTGGATTGGTAGCACAATATATATTGTCTTCAATAGATTCCTTGGTTACACACGAAAATTCATCATTATCGTTTGTTGTTTCAATTTTAGGTGAATTTTCCGTAACATAATAGTACTCATTAATTCTTGTATCATAGTAGAGACGTTGACATTGTTCTGTTGGACACATATTTTTTACACACTCTCCTGTAGTGAAAATATAATTATCTTTTGTATTTGAAGTTATAACAGCGCATTTGTTATCCAATATGTCGTCGAAATCTTGAACAAATTGTTCACTATATTTTTTATATTTATATAATATTACCAACGATATCAATATTACAAATATAATCCATACAATTTCAAAATATTTCATAATAATTAATTAATTATTATATAATTCTTTTTACACATCTAAACACTTTAAAACACCATCTATTCTTCTAATACGTCGTCTTATTGTATTTCCTTCTTCGTCCCTATATGGTCTACATCCCGTACATTTTTCAATTGTTCGAGTATTATCATCTATACTACGTAATATGCAATCTTCGTCGTATTCGTATTTCGTAAACGTTTTATCTTCTGGGTGAACACAAGGTAGTCTCGGATTCAAACCACACTTACGCAATATAGATCCTGTACAATTAATCGTACAATCATCGGGCTTTATACAAGTATTGGTATTATCATCTCGTGTCATATCTCTAAACTCTATATCACAATTGGGGGACGTATAACATTTTATTTTCCGTTCTGTACAATCTATTATTTCTTCGCATGCACCAGAACTTGTTGTTGCATTCCTATTCTTAAGTACATAACTATCTCCACATCTAGAACATTCGTTATTATCACTATTCCAATACTCATCATCCGCACAATTATCTATATTATTTATTTGTGCATAAGTTTGTACAGGTACCGGTTCTGCAGACACAGTCGAAATACTAAATTGAGGTGATGACGGTGATGCTATATTCAAATGTCTTACTGGTTGTTGTACTACTTGTTGTAAAGGTTGATAAACTGGTTGTTGTGGTTGTTGATAAACTGGTTGTTGTGGTTGTTGATAAACTGGTTGTTGATAAACTAGTTGTTGTGGTTGTTGATAAACTGGTTGTTGATAAACTAGTTGTTGTGGTTGTTGATAAACTGGTTGTTGATAAACTGGTTGTTGTGGTTGTTGTGGTTGTTGTGGTTGTTGTGGTTGTTGATAAACTGGTTGTTGTGGTTGTTGTGGTTGGTATACTACTGGTGGAGGGATGTATTGTGAACAGGAAGTATATAAACTGGAATGTGTTGATGTTTTGGAGACACAATATCCGTTAACAAAATCTTTTTTGCTGTTGACAGTTTGACCGTCTAGAGTAACACAGGTTTCAAGTTCACAAGTTGATTCGACACATTGTCCATTGTGGTATTGGTTACGTGTTTCATCCATAGAGTTACATACGTTGTCGAGGATGACATCAAAAGAAGGAGAATTGTTAAAATGTTCTGTGCAAGAAGATTTTAGTAAAAAGATATAAAGAAAGGATAATCCATGGAAAAGAATTATGAATAATAAAAAAGATAATACATTCATATTTTAATTAAATTTATATAATTTAGCTGGTTTCTGCGATAGGCGAAGTACTTGTAATGGGTCGTGGTGCAGAATCGAAGTCCCACACTTCGACACAAGTCGTACAGTCATTTTCACATATCTGTAATTTCTTACCACTATCTATTTTCAAACAATGATTACCCAACAATATTCCATTCTCAAACCTTGGTCTTGTTGTCGATGTGGTCGTCTCATTCAATTTACTAAGAATCTCGTTTTTACTTTGTACCCCCGGTTGTATGGTCACATTTCTGATATCTCCGTTATCAAAGTTTTGTACAGTATATGTTCCATTAACATTGGAATCAACATTATAAACGAAACGTTTTGGAATTTTAACAGTTGTATCAAGTAGACCATTGCCTGTGCTGTTGTAAGGTTTGAATTTGTACACATCAAGATCAGTTGAAGGAATGTCACCGAATCCGATTCCGGAAACAGTTTCGATACTTTTGAGATCTGTATTCTCTACCGTATGTGCAGGAGAACTTGGGAATGAAATAGTCGTTGTCGTGTCATCACCTTTAGTTACTGTAAAACCAGAGTTATCTGCTAATTCAGCAACATTTTTGATATACCCTATATTTGATTTTCCCACAAAATAATCAGATAGTCCTTCATATTGTGTTGTTGTACCACCTGATTTTTTGATACGTAAATCATTGATATTATTTAGAGTCAATCTGCTAGAATCTGTTTCCCCGACAAGTATTTCGTTTTCTGAAGTCAACACACCAGAAACATTCAATGTATTCAATGAAGAGGCACCTGATACAGAAAGTGTTGATGTCATAGTTACATTACTGTTTATATATACACCATTTTGACTTTTGATACCCATACCGTTGATTGCTGTTATAGCTGGACTCAACAAATCTGTACCTGCATTAGCAGTTTCTAGATAACTTAGACGTTCGTCGATAGTCTTACATTTAAGACTGTCATTCGTTACAGAGTTGGCTAGACACGCTTGGGATGGTACACCGGTGTACAAATTATTGATTCTAAAACTAACATCTTTTATTTCATTGTAGGGACCTCTACCGTAATCACCGATTAGTTTATCGTCGTTGGATATATTGTTAATAACGTTGTACAATTGGGATTTAGATACCCCATCATTTTCAATGGTACTATTGATACCTTCTATATCACTTCTAATTGAATCTATATTAGAATCAACACTTCTAAGTTTGTCACCCAGAGACTCCTTGAATTGATAACGTTTTGTACCACCATCAAGGTTCTGTTTGAAACCAAATTGATCATAATCATTAGTACCTATATCATCGAAAGAGTCTACAAACAATTTGCCCCCCACCTTTGATGTTTCTGTAAAATAATTACGTCTCGACATTATCAAATCCGCACCTGCTTTAAGTTCGACACTTTCTCCTTGATTACCCGTTGATGCTCGTATTTCAGTATCAGTTTTAGTGTTTGTTTTTGCCTTTATCAGTGGTTCTCCTTCCGTCAAGTAATCTTTAGTTTGTATACTCTTACCATCAACAAGATTCAAGTTGAATACCTTATTCTCTAAAGTATCAATATAGTTCTTGTTCATATTAACACGATCTTTAAAATCATTACCATTAATGAACAACGACCCTGTTACGTCAATATCACCACTAACTGTTGTATTCCCAGTAACATCTAAATTATTGCTTAATGATAAATTAGCCAAATTTAAATTAGTTCCCTCCAACTTAGATATGATGTCTGTTTCATTGATATTCTGCGAAATCGTATTGTAATAATCCGGTAAATTAGATCCCAAATACGAATTGAATTTGTTATCAAACAAATTATTAATATTAACTTGATTAGATTGAATACTCTGTTGATTAGATTGAATACTCTGGAACAGATCATCTAGTGTAATTGTACCCTCGGTACGTACATCAAAAATACCTATTTGATTCAATGTGTTACTAAGAGATGTAATATTACTATTCAATGCTGTAATATCTTGTGCATTACTCGCAATCGTTGATAGATTAGTCAAATCGAAGTTGTACGTGTTTTTTATATAATCTTGTATATTTGATTTAAAGAGATTATTATTAGGATCGAGTTGTCGAGTATTTGAGTTGACTTGTGTTTGTAAATTACTTAATGTAGAATTGTGAGTATCAATAGTAGAGAACTTTTGATCAGCCATAAGAATAAGTTCGTCCATATTGTTGAAGTTTGTTCTGGAAGAAATGTTGTAATAATTATCATACCAATCTCTAAAAAGATTACTGTTATTCGTTTGACTATAGTGTGTGTTCACAAAGTTAGAATCCATATTAAAAAAGTTCCCTAAACTATCATTTACGTTGTCATATTTAGTGTTGACAATAGTGTTTAATGCTTGTCTGGCGTTTAGATTCATATTACTGGTGTCGATGATACTTTGACTCATAAAATCGATGAATGAAGTTAGATTACTAGCATTTGTTTCGTTCCAAGAGTCTAAGCGGGATATATTAGTAGTATAATCATTAGTATAAAAGTCATCAAATTGAGATTTTTGTTGTTGCATGGACGTGTTAATAGCATCTATATTAGATTCTGTATATCTTCTGTTTTCAGCAATTTTGGACTCGTTAAGTGCGATGTCGTCTTTGAGTCTTTGATTTTCACTCGTCATTCTATTATTCATACCCATAAAGTTAGCTGTAGTTATGTTCTTGTAGGAATTGAACCTTTTATCCAAGTTCTGTAATTTTTCATTTTGTTTTGTATTGTTCAAATCAACATTTTTTTTAAGTTCATTTTGTTCGTTTTCTAATTTGGTATTATTTAAATTAATTTCATTCACTAAGTTATTCATTCGTGCGTGATTACTATGCTTATCGTTACTTATTTGTTGCTGTGTTTGAGTAAAGTTCTTACTTATACTATTAACTTTAGATTTGTTCTTTATCACCAACACTGTTGTGCTCGCAACAATAAAAAAAGCTAACAGTGAAAAAACAAGAGATGTTATCATTTTAAATATAACTAAGTTTTTATTTTGTCAAACTTATAAGAGCATCATAATTCTTCATCATATTGTAATATTGATTGGAATTATCATCATCTACTTCCGTATTCGTTGACGGATCTGTAAACGTATTATTCTCTTCATACACATTATATATATATCTTTGATTCTCTAACAATTTTTTATCATTATAATTGACTGCATCGATGATATTTTTAACCCTTACATTGTTATCTTCACTGTCCTCCTTAAGTTCCTGTATTAATTTTTTATTCGTATATACGTAGATTGACAACACAATTATCAAAAACAATAACATAAAGAGTGGTAAATACATCAAGTAGACATCAATACTATCAAACATTTTTTATTATTTATTTAAAAAGAGATTTTAACAGGCGAATATCTGTTGAAAGATCGGTAAATAACGAATATAATGACACTAACGATCATTATTCCCCAGTTAACTTGAAAAGGTATTATTTGCAATCCGGAAAAGATTTCAATCAATTTTAATACCAATAGTATGGTGATTACGATATTGTATAGTGCCCAGAAATAAGTATTCACGAAAACAGTTAGGATATCATGCGAAGACTTCATTTTCAAAAACTTATTGTAATTGTCTTTGTCCACAAAATTATGTTTGTAATTCATATCTGGCATATCCTCGTTAACAATCATTGGTGTAACCAATTTTGCCTGTTGGTTCGCTATATCGTTATTCATTGAATCACTTTCCCTATTGAAATCACCACTTTTATCATCATACTTAACGTTATCACTATTGTCATCAATATTGTCAGTTGTAACATACATATTGTCATTATATTCTTGTATGATGTCCTCACGATTGTTGAATACTTGGTTGTCCATAGTGTTGCTGAAATTGAACATAGTTGTTGTCATTGTGGATGTATATTATATAATTATAACAGTTTAATTCTATCGTGTGCATTAATATTCAGTCGTTCTCTATCGGTTTTTTTCATCAAAGGAGCCTGTATGTCAGTTCGTGACATAAACTGTTTCACCAACTTGTCCTTAACAGTATAAATATTTATTATAGAACTCAACTCACTCATATACGAATCAATCTGTTGTGTTATTGGAAACAGTGTGTTCGAATTCATAATCTTAACAATTGCAGATTTATTGATCATATAGCAGTGTGTTAACATAAAACGTTCGACTTCTGTGTAGTTTTCGTATTTCATACATTTGGTGCAATCGAAACCGAAGAGTACGATATCCCAGTCGTTAGGGATATATTTCATTTGTTCGTTTATGTCTTTTTTAAGATTAGGAGGAACATCAGCATCATCTTCAAAAATCAATATGTTTTCTTCTTTATGTTTCAATATATTTTCCCATATTTTGACGTGAGATAGGTAACAACCGATAGCACCTTTGGTCAATTGATAATGTTTGGTTCTATATCCTACCGTGTCTAATTGATTCAACTCGGCTCTTGCTAATTCAGTTAGAGGCACACTATCAACATCCAGCTTACTCCCATCTATCGCATCAAACTTTATTATTGTCTCATTTTTCATGTCAGACATCTTGTATTTATTCATAAAATTAGTCAGTCGATCGGGTCTTCTTTTAAGATTTATTAAATAAATTTTATCGAAGACATTTTTATTTATTCGTTGTTTCAATAATCTAAATATGATCATAGTGAACAAAAATATAAAAACAAATCCAATTGATAGAGGTAAAACGTAATTAGAGATTTTCATTTACTTTAACAAATTATTTTATGTTGAAATCACAAAAGTTTATACTCGTTGACATAATTTTTGTTTTTCTTGTTTTCGTTGACTTCGTTTGTGTTCCATAAATACCATACTTTGAGACTTGATGATCTTCCGGGTCGTTGTGCTCGTCCAACGACTTGTTTTTCGATATCTTCGTAAAAGGAATGATACATAATGATATCTGTGGTATTCTCAAGGTTTATACCGCTACCAAATGCCTTTGAATTAATCAACAACACATTAGTATCTGCATTTTTATATTTATTCAAATTACTCATCATTGATGTACCCTTCAAAAATCCATACCGTATTTTCCTCTTCTCCAATAACGTAATTATATCCACGAATGATCTATCATACTCACTGAAAATCAATATCTTCGATGTTGTACTCATAATTTTCTCCAATAATTTGTCTATTGCCTCTATTTTTTTATATTTAACCACAAGACCATGTTCTCCTTCCTTAACTATCATTATTTCATCCTTTATACTCATTATTGTCTTCTTACATAATGGACAATCACTCTTTATCCTAATCCATTTACAAATACACTCAAAACAAAACACATTACTACAACATTTCATAATTGCCTTATTCGTCGGTTCCTGATAACATATAGAACACAATCTACTATTCATTACTCTATCCCTAACACACTCTATCTTATTCCTCAAATCTATTTCCTCCTCTCTAAGTGCTTGAATACGTTTGTTGTTATTTTCAAGGTTACTTACAACAATATTATTATAATACTCTATTTTGTACAAACAATTTGTAATTTTGTTAGTTAAATCCTGTATAAGTATTTGTATTATATTTTTTTCGTTGGTGATGTTACCGTTGCTGATGATTGACATAGCATTTTCTATATCGCCAGCATTAACCGATTTGATAATACTTTGGTTTGAGGATACAGATGAGATGATATCTGATATATGATCTGTACACTCGATGTAGTTTGCTATAATATCGGGTAGATCGAATGATTGTCTAATATATTTGAGATCATTTTTAACGATTAACTTATTCATTATGGATTTGTAGTCTCTGTAGTTGAGTGATCTAACAAGTGAGCCAAACAGATTTTTAATGAACATATTTTGATTCACTCCGCTTGATGTTGAGTTCATCATATTAATCTCACTTATCGTCATATTATACCTGTATTTTAAATATGGATTCAAACAGTTCTTGTAATTAGCTGTAACAAACCAGTAAAATGATGCGACAATTTGTTTTGCCCCTGGAATAGTCGTTGAATCCGCTTCATCGAATATTACGCGTTTTACATTCAGTTCTTTCGATGTCAAAAACTTCTGTACGTGTTTATAAAATGTAGACGATAACAAAAGGATATCAAAATTACCTGAGTCGTACTCTCTAAAGTACTGTTCCATCGATACATTTGTGTTTACCTTAATATATGATGTCTTTGGATTGAATGTCTTTATATATACCTCCCATTGAGATATCAATGAAAACGAACACACTATTATATTCGTATCTAATGCAATATATTTGTCTTTTTTGTAAACGACGTGTAAAGAATCATACACCCCGTGGACACATTGTTTATGAAATGAGTTTAATGGGAAGGGATTAGAATTGAGCAATGCCAATATAATATATGACTTACCACTCCCAACATCATCACATAACATACCGATGTTCGATACAACTCTTTCATAAAGATGATCGAGTCCTTGAAGACATTCGTTTTCGAGTTCAATACATTTATATAATGCTGTCAATTGATGACGTTTTAAAGTTATATTACTATTGATCGTCTTTGTATAATACGGATCTTCTTGAGATAGTTCGTTCGGTGTAACTGTCATAAGATTATAAATTTGTTTTCATTGAATCCTTAAATCTATGTTTATTTCATATCTTTAATCTCTTGGATTATACCAGATGTCAAAAAATTGAAGGGTATTATCAGCATCAAAGTACTGAATGAAAACATAATTTCACTTAGGGCACGTATAGCTCTAAGTCCATCATCTTTATATAAAAAGTATTTCTTCTCATACATCTTATTGGAGACAATCATTCCAATGATGACTATAAATAATGTGCTTATAATCATATCCGGAATAATGTAGGATGAGAAAACATCATTGTCATTTAGATTTAACTCAAAAGCACTATCCGCAGCATACAAAATTGCTAAAAATATAACAGACATTAATATCTCAGTCATCATATACAACATTATGTAATTACTAAGTTTAGGTGGATTGTCCCCGTGTACCAACACCTTCTCCATATATATCTGTGATGTGAAATTCTTCGCTATCAACAATGCTACATAAGAAAACACAATACGCATTACCTTAAAAACTACGAACACTATCATTGAATTATTGTCTTTCATATCTCTACAATTTATTTATAATAACATAAATAAATGAACATCAAACATTTTATCCAAAATAATATCGGTGTTGTTTTATCTATCCTTTTCATATGTCTATCTATTATATTCTTTTACGAACGTGTTAAAACACAGATTAAAAACAAACAAATTATCGAAGTCCTCGATGTACTACGTTTTCTTATCATTCTCGTTCCTTTATTGTTCTTTTTACAAACGATTATCAAAGTTCTGTCTCCTAATGTTAAGTTATCGAAGAATAATCAACATATTTTGTTAAGTTTAATATTATTCATAGTAGGTAACACGTTGTCTTCAGTGATGTTTAAGATAGTAATGGACAAGTTCGTACCATCCTCACTAGTTAAGAAAAATGATTTTATATTTTTAATTCCAATAATTCATTCTATCATTTATATAATTTATATAATCAATCAAATATCCAATATATTCGTAGAAATGAAACATCCTTTTGGTGTTTTAATGTCTTTCATAAAAAATAGATTACCTATGAACCAACACAATTCTGCTACCTACATATCTGTATATATCCTTCTTGAAATTATCTTCGCAATTACATATGTAATTGTTGTTTATACAAATAAATCTAACACTAAAGTTATGAATTTGATATGTAACGATAACAAAATAAGTAAGACGTGTTACAAAGATATTTCGAAAGACATATTAATATTTTCTATGTTCTTCAAAGTCATACTAGTGTGTCTATTCTTTTCTTACATTTTAGGAATGAAATTGTTTACAATGTTATCGAAGATGTTCGCAAGAAGTTAGTCAATACTATTGCCATCACGCACATCCCATACACTATGTTACGCTTCTTACTTTCATTCTCATCAAAGTTACTTTTTCTAAGAAAATCATACAACCCTATGATTAATATGACAATATTTGTAACACCAACGAGTTTAACAATTTCGATGATATCGAAAAGATATGGTTCTACCTTACTTACTATATAATCGGGTAGGTTTTCATTAATAGTTATATTTTGACTATATTGTTTTACACCAGATACTTTGGATAGAGTAAAGAAAAAGACAAATATGAAGAATACTAAAAAGATAATTATATAAAATAACTTTTCAACATTTTCTTTCATTTTCTTTTTCCCTTTTGTAAACATACTAATAAGTTCACCAACAACAAACATAATACTAAGACTGATAATGATAAATTGTATTTTTAAATTCGCTCCCTCCACGTCATTCAAATTACTTCCTATCTCAAATAGTTCTTTAGAAAATATGAAACTACTGACTAACACCAAAAATAGAATTAGTATCTGTACTTCAAATACTAACATCGATTTGAAGTATGAATCGTTATTCAACTCGTGTAAAACATTATTGATTTTATTGAAATTGTTGAATATATTAAATATTTTGTTGAAAATGTATTGTATAGGTGTCTTTAGGACGGGTAGGTTGAAAATGATGTATCTTTGGAAGAAGGATTGGAATCTGTCGAGAGTTGTGATTTTGTAATCGTTGATTGTTGAGATTATTGTAAAAAATATGGCCAGACACAATATTATGGTAGTTTCGAGCATATTAAATTATATAAATATAATTGCAAAATTCATAGCAATTCCAAGTATAAGGGCAAAACCCATAAAATCTCTTTTTACCGTTTCTTTTTTATCTTCGTAGATACCTGTTCTAATAATAATGACTATATGTACCAGAAGCACACTAAATATAAATATAAACAATAGATATCTAAGAAAATATAGGGTGATGTTTCTTGATGATACTAATTTATTATAATATTTGTTTGATTCTGTATATCGCGAAAGTAATTTGAAACCATTTTTTTTAGTTTTGCCAAAAGACTGTAATAAAAAGTCCACTACATTTATACCATAGAATACTACCATCATATAGAACAACGAGAAAAATACAATATAGAATGGTACTGTCAAAAGATCATAACGGTTGAACTTATATTCATCCCAGTTGAAAACTTTATTCATTCCAGGAAGTGCGGAACAAAATGTATCAGGTGGTTTCGAAACATTAAAAGAATTATTGATATAACGATTGTATTGTAATATTGTTAAAAAGAAACCGAAAATAAAAAATTCAATCATATTTAACTTTATATTATAATTTAATTAAATAAATGAATATTACAGATACAGAGAAAGACGAAATTATCAACGAAATCAACTCCCTTCAACGCAGAACCAAATTATTACAAAAACTAATTAACGAAGAAAAACAAAACTTTACAAAAGTTTTACAACCACAGATCGTAGTTGATCAAAAGTCAAATACAACATTCAAATCGAGATCTATTTGTTAAATACTTTTATACTCCATAGAACCGCCAGTACCGATAATGGATACATAAACTTAATCAACTGTTCTTTATTGGATGTGAAGTCGTTGTTAGCTAAGTAAGTTTTGATAAGATCACTAAAGAAGAAATGTAAACTGATTGCTAACAACACGGTTAAAGCAATACAAAAGAGTTTCATAACATCTTTTTTTTTTGATACGAATCTATCATATAAAGGTTCGCCTTGTTCTTTTTTGTTCAATTGTTTTTGTTTCTCAAGTTCCATTTTGAGTTCCTTGATCATGGATTCGTTGTTATTAGGTGGAAAGGATATTGTAGGTATGGATGTCTCATAAGAGGGTGGTGTGATTTGTTTTGGAATATCTGGTTCTTGTGAAGGTTGTTCGATAACTACAGGTTGATGTATATTTTGTTGTGGGGAAGAACCAGCAAAATATGCAGTATCAAGTTCTGTTCCAAACATTTTAAATTAAACATATATAATAAAAAGGTGAATATAAAATAAAAATTGTGTATGTTAATAATAAATAATGTATTCTAAGCAATTCTGGATGTTCTGTGTTCTGTTATTAGTCATCACACTCATAAGCTCTATAGGTGGTGGCATTCGATACAGGGAAAACTTCTTGGAAGAAGTTTTTGATCTTAACGATATTACGACCGAACTGAACGAAACCAATAACAATTATTACACACCGGTCTTTGAAGAAACTGTTGAAGAAATCGCACATAAACCTCACACAATAAAAATTGAAGAGGAGCAACCAATTCAATTACCAGTAATAAATGGAACAACAGATTCTATCGATAACGTGTACGAAATCATTGAACCTTACACATCTTCAGGATCTTACGCTGCCTTCCGTTAGATATGACAGAAAATAAACAATTCGATTACACTATCCAAAATCATAACATTAACATATTAAACAATGTTATGGACAAACAAATCAAAAGTATGTTAAATATAATAAGTATTAAAGAAAATATAGATAAGAAATCGTTAATGAACTTATATAAAAAGTTTAGTCAAGAAAACAGTTATTTTGGTGAATCATAGAGTGGATGTTATTGTGTTTAGAATTATTCATATGGTAGGTTGACCACCAAGGATTGGAATTTATTGGCTTTAAATTTATTAAACTGTCATCTACGAATTTTATTTTTTCATATTCTGTTAAAACAACACTCTCAACATTATCATACGTCTCTATTTTCGGTTTTAACATACCATCATTCGAAGTAAAACAATATTCTTCGTCAATAAACTCGAACATATCTATATCAGCCAGTGCACATATGTTTAAGCACCACGACAATGGAGCGTTAGTAAAGAGACCAAATTTTCTTTTATAGACTCTCATATCACGAATGTCACATTTTTCCTGTAGTGATAAACAATTGTTAAGTAAGGAGTAGTTAATATTTTTAAAGACATAATCATTATATTCTAGAATATTACTTTTGTCATCATTTGGATTGGATGATAAAGCAGTGTGACCATAGTGTTTATAAATATATTTATTTAACTTTATCGCATCGCACCTACTCTTCAATTTATACTTATGTTTTACAAAGTGTACAGACTTCTCGATGATATATTTTGTGATTATAGGATTATTGAGTATTACTCCATCAAAATCCAAAAGAACAATATCACTCATTCTTATTTTATTCACAACTTTTATTTTTATATAATAAATGGAATTCTTTTTCGTAACTATCTTAATGTTTATCTCAATCGTTTTATTGACCACACTTATACTCAGTCTACAACATATCACCTTTTCACCCGTTCTCACTCAAGAAATCGACGAAGAGACCACAGAAGATGACAACGAACATAATAATGACGATACTCTAGATGATACCGAAGAAGATCTTACAGAAAACGTTCAAACAGCTGTTAAAATGCTAGATGATGGTCAAGATGTAGATGATATCCTCGTCGAATTACAAAACGCTAATCGTGAAAATATAAAACAGACTTGTTGTTTCGTAACAAATTTCAATTGTTTAGGTAATGATTGTACGAGTGGTGTAGAGAAACGATGTGGTGTTTTTGCAAATAAAAGTTGCGAAGAGTCTATGTTAAATTGTACGTTGTTTTCGAAAGAGGATTGTAATAAACGACCCAACTCAGTATATTGTAAGTATAATGAGGACGAGTCTAAATGTGAGAATAGAGTAAATGGTCACAAAGGAAGTGATTTAGAATGCTCTCAATACGAGAGATTCAAAGAAAACAATTTTCCCCATATGGAGTATAATTGTCAAAATGAATTAATATTTATTTAATTTTTAAAATATTTGGATATAACTCTAAGAACGGAATTCTAACTCCGTATCCAGAAACCAAATATGTCTCATTGTTTTTAATATTCGTCATTACATTCACCGCATCAAAATGTAATAACACATATCTATTGTCAATCACATAGACATCATCATTCATATCAATTACAAAGTTATATACTTGTTTGTTGATATTCATTATACGATTGTCCTTGATAGTGATAGTCCTTTGAAATTTAGTTGATATATAATAGACGTAATAAATGATAAGATATAATATCAAAGTAAATAGATAATATTTGTAAACTTCAACGAACATTTTTTATTTATAGAGAACATTAAAATTAAATAAAAATGAGAGTAAGTCGGATATTGTTTAGTGGAAACAAACCGGTGTATGAGAAACTATTAAAAACGAAGAAACCGGATGTACTTGTTTGTGTGGGACCTGCTGGAAGTGGAAAGACTATGTTGGCTTGCAAACACGCAGCAAATCATTTAATTGATAAGAATTATTCAAAACTAATAATAACACGACCAACAGTGACGGTTGATGAAGATCTAGGTTTTCTTCCTGGTGGTATCGAAGATAAAATGAATCCATATCTTGTGCCCGTCTTCGAACAGTTAGAGAAATATATGGATAGATCTGTTCTTATAAAACATATCAAAACCGGTAATATAGAACTTTTACCGTTAGGATTCATTCGTGGTAGAACATTCGATAACACTTTCATCATTGCTGACGAAATGCAAAACTCCTCAAAAATACAAATGCTAACACTATTAACAAGAATAGGAAACAACTCCAAAATCGTTATCACCGGCGACACAATGCAATGTGATACATCATTCGATAACGGTCTTGAAGATCTACTAAACAAATACAACAATAAAACTTTCGATACCAAAAATATGATTAAGATGGTTGAATTTGATCACGACGACGTCGAAAGAAGTGAATTAGTTAAAACTATTTTAAGATTATATAGTTAGATTGAAACGGAAATTAATATAGATAATCCGAATAAAGATAATATCATTGTCGACAAATACACATCACTCGAATCCAAGTAAGCCCACTTAAACTTAATAAAATTTAACAATATACTCGATACAAACACATTTGCAAAAAACGTTATAATTGTATCTCTGTAATATTCGTGTTTTTCATTTTGTAACAATCTATATCGTTTTAGTATCTTATGGATGTACTGTACAACAGCCTTAGTAATAATAAACCCAATGCCGATAACAACCAAATATTTGTAAAACACGTTAATTTTGAACAGATATTTGAATCTAAATTTGTAATCTTTATATGGAATAACAACATACTTTTCGTTTAGATTGAACGTTCTCTGTATAAATATGATATCCACAAGGTAAGTAAGTAAGAAACTTGTGAAAAGTTCGTAATATAAAATATTGCTTTCGTTCTTCGGAAAAATTCTATGCAGAAAGAAGATAACACTGTTTGCGATAAAGTTTGTAATCAAGGATTGACGGTATACAACAGCATCTAATTTCGAACTAGTTTTATAATCCATTTAAATCCTTGAAGATTTAAAATGGAACAAAATGTCAACTAAATGAAGCAATCCGAATTTAAAGTTTAGAAGATAACTATTTAGTAAAGCAGAAATGGAAGTTTTGTATAATGAGAATGTTGTGTTAAAAGATAAAATCAATGTTTTACTCAATGAAAACAATCAGTTAAAAGCTGAAATTGAAAAATTAAAACAATATAAGAAAAAAGTAGTTGAACGCTCAAGTACAACATTACAAAAACTAAAACATGAAAATCCTGAAAAACTCAAGGAATATTGGAGAACCGCAAACGCTAATAGAAGAGCCAAACAACAAGCTATAAAAACTATTTAAGAGTTAACATAATTATATTAAGTATACAATGAAGAAGAGTAAAAAGAAAGATGCATTCACCGACTTTCGTTATATAGAAAAGTCAGCTTATAAAACCATAAAAACAACCCTTAAATCCGTGTTACAAGATGATAAGAAACCTATTTTACCGGTAATCCATGATTTGGTGTTTGAAATGAACGACTTGGTTATTCACACTTATCATTTTATCAGGTTGTATATTTTACATTGTTATAACAACCAATTACAACTACCAGATGTAAACGAAAAGTTTATTCTTTATTGTATAAAAACGCTTGGTATAAGAGATAATAGAGGAATTAAAAATCAAGAAACCTCTTTATCTGATACTCTTAATGGGTTTTACAATACGGAATATCAACCGTTAGTCAATCACGAAAAGACATCGTTAAAAAACAAATCATACATAATTCCCTATTTAGCAACACAAATAAACACTTGCTTGTCAAACAATATACAAGAACGGTTTTTTCAACACTTTCTTCGTTTTATTAACAAAACAACCAAACATATTACTGAAGACAAAAACTTGTTATATAAATTGAAAACACAAATATTGCAATGCAACAACGAAAACAAAAGTCCTTTTATTAACAGACTTTTTAATCAATGGATAACAATCCATCTATCAAACATTATACCGAGCAATATCAAGAAGTCTATTCACTATGATGTGAAAGTTAGACCATTTGAATATTTGAAAGGGATGTTGTATATGAACAATGTTTTGGAAGAACAAGGTCATAAGCTATTTCAACCATTGTCTCTTCGTAACAACATTATTCCAAAACATATTATCCTCGATACAGCAAGTGTTATTAACTTGTTCTGTCCTCAAGATAAAAAGAAAGGAGAGTTGTTGAAAGCGGTAAAAGCAAACCAACATGATGTATGGAATAGCATATTAAATCTTTCCAATAAAACATTTAGGAACAAACATTACCAATTCCATTATCAAATACAAACAGATGGTATAAGTTGCTCGTTGTTGTTTATTCGTAAAGACTTAAAAGATAAGAAATGGGGTAGTAAAGTTCCAATGATGGAAGAACAACAGTTCTACAACATAGAAGATTTATCCAAAGAACAACTTGACGAGTTGAGTCATCGTACGATTGTGGGTTGCGACCCTGGAAAGCGTAGCTTGGTTTATATGATGGACGATAAAGGAAACAAGTTACAATATACCGCTCCTCAAAGAAAAAGAGAAAGCAAGTTGAAAACCAATCAACGAATCATAATGGTGGAGAAGAAACGAAATGGTATTATTGAAAAAGAAACACAGCTATCGTTTCAAAACAGCAAATCGGTTGATTACGAAAAGTTTAGATCGTATGTTCAAGAAAAAGATAAATTAAATAAAGAAACAGTCGACTTCTACAAGCGTGATACATGGCGAAAAATGAAGTTTCGACAATATAGCTACGGTAAGAAAAGTGTGGATAACTTCCTTAACAAAATAAAAGAAACATTTGGAGACGACTTATTGATTGGTTACGGTAATTGGAGTCGTAACAGTCAAATGAAACATTTTATGCCTACGATGAATAAAGCATTAAGAAAGTTGATTCATAAAAAGTATGATACAATAACTATCAATGAATGTAACACAAGTAAAAAGTGTTGTGAGTGTCATAACGATTTAGGTTACTACAATAATGGAAAACAAAAACAGTTTCGTCTGTTGACATGTTCCGGATGCGTGAGACCACAAGTCAAACAAACCGTTTTCAGGACACGAGACGCTAACTCTGCAATCAACATTATGAACATAACAAAATGTTGGATTAAAAAACAGGAACGCCCAGCGTGTTTCAACATTTCGTCTTTCACCGCATTAAAAACAAGTAATGTGGAAAAAGTTAGACCATCGTAGGTGAGATTCCTACTATTGATTTTACACGGGGATACAAAACCCCAACCTTGTTGAGTCTAAAATGTTCCATTTTAAATCTTCAAGGGTGTAATATTATATAATTTATTCTTCGACTTCTTTATACTCAAACGATGGTAGCAACTTGGAGTTATTAGCAACATCATCCAATAAGGTTCCAATTAGACCTGTTTGTGTTAAAGAATCGTTAACTGTACAATTTTGATCACCACATACAGGCGGATGTTTTTGTGGAACACTCCATTGCTGATCTGGTAACAATGTGTTTTTGTCATCTACATTCGCGTATGTTTTTGACATCTCACAGTGATACTTTAATTCTTCCATATTCCGTTTATTTTGATAGTCAGCTAATTGTTTAGATGATTGTAATTCCTTATATTGATGATAAAACTCACAACTCTTCTCATCCTCGGGTATGTCATCTCTTCGTCTATTCAATATTTCTTTCACTATTTCTTTTCCTTTTTTCACGATCTTTGATGTTGTCTTACCAATCTCGGGTCTAGATATTAAGAATTCGTCTTGATTTGTTGATACGACAGAATCATCTTCTATTTCTTCTTTGTAATTTTTTTTGTCTATCAATATATCTTTATAATCTTTATATTCCGGTGTGTTTTTTACGTATTCCGTAAACTTGGTTTTGTCTTTACCTAAACTTCTATATTTCAATACCAAAAAATCAAGATACAAAGGGTCTTGTTCTGTTTCGTTCAGTGGCATTGTCTCTTTTAAGACGTTAGATATTAATTGGTAGTCTTGTACGTCGTTATGTGCATTTGTGGGTGCGATAGCAGAATTGAATTGTACATCATTCAATCTCTTATACTCCATGGTACCTTTGAGTTTGTTGTGTAGATCTACTAGACTTGATTTGTTCGTTTTGATTTGATCAAAGTCGAAGTTAAGTTCGTCTTCGGTGGGGTCTCTATCTAAGAGAAGTTCGTAGGTATCAATAATTGTGTAATAAAGTTGCTTGTCGTCTTCATTAATATCCATATACAACTCGTTTTCGAATTTTTCTATCAATTTGTTTTGTATTGATGTTGTTCTCATATTGATATAACACAACACACTAGAAATAATCAAAAAAAGAATAAGGATAAGCAGACTTATCATTTATTTATATAAATCAAATATTATTTCAATCTCGTATAATTTACTGTACACAAAATTTCGTGTTGATCCCCATACTTTGGATCTCTTGGAACAACAACTTACTCGCAAACGGTATACGAAGTTCTGCAAATGACGTCTTATTGTTACACAGATTACAAGTATATATGTTCTGTGCAGGATTTACATTTCCAATATTACCACATTTCTTACAAGTGAAAATACGATAGTTGTCTGAACAATCCATAAAACGTTCTTTCAGGAAATTCATTGTACCGTGACCCCAATTACACTCCACCTCCATCTCCCCGAGGCGTAAACCACCATCCCTCGCTCTTCCCTCTGCAGGTTGTCGCGTCAGCAAAACCACAGGCCCATTACTGTTCCTTGAATGTATCTTATCACATACCATATGTTTCAATCGTTGATAATAAGTCGGGCCTATGAATATCGACGTCTTTATTTGTTCTCCTGTTCTACTGTTGTACATCAGCTGATTTCCGTGAGCTTCCAAGTTACAATCGTTTTTAAGAATATTACATATATCGTTCACACTGATACTTGTAAACGGTGTAGCATTACCTACAGTTCCCATACTCGCACACGCCTTACCCATTATGGTCTCTATGAGTTGTGCAATAGTCATACGACTAGGAATAGCGTGAGGATTGATGATAATATCGGGAACTAAACCTTCTTTGGTGTAAGGTAGGTCTTCTTGAGAATACATTATCCCAATACTCCCCTTCTGTGCATGATTACTACTCAACTTGTCACCTATTGTGGGTTCCCTGAAGTTACGAATCTTTATCTTACAGAAGTTATATCCATCAGCACTCGTATTCCTAAAATACTTGTCGTTCGTACACGACATATCAATGTATCCAATTTCATTATTTTTCATTGTTATACTGTTGTCTTTGTAGAAGAAGTTTGTGGACGTTTTCTGTGGCATACATTTTCCTATTAAAACATCACCTGCCTCTACAAACACATTCTCCTCTACAAAACCCTTATCGTTTATCTTATTATAGTTTTGTGGTTTGTTCACAAACGACTCCATATTCGTTGGATTACAGAATATTTCCTCTTCACCTGTTGATAAGTTCTTGTTACATTGTTCTTTGAGAGTTCTGTAGAAGGTAGATGTAAACAATCCTCTTTGAACGGATGATCTGTTGAGAATGATAGAGTCTTCTTGGTTATATCCAGTGTAGGTTGCTATGGCGACTATTACGTTGGTACCACACGGCATATTGCTGAGATTCAAGAGAGAAGACATATTTGTCTTGACCAAAGGCTGTTGAGGATAATTGAGAACGTGAGATAGAGTGTCTAATCTGGTCTTGAAGTTTGTTGCATACAAACCTATTGCTTGCTTACCCATCGCCGAATTGTGAATCATAAAATTGTTACCCCCAATGAACGAATGCTCATCGGCATCAACGGTAATATCTGCAATTATGTTCTTATGCTCTTGTATTTTTATTGTTTGAATTGGAATGAAACACGAATTCTCGTTAATGTCAATCATTTCCGTAAAAGTTTCGAATGTCAATATATTTCTGACATTATGCTGTTGATATTTCTCAAATTCTCTTAATTTCAAATACTCAACAACAATACCTGAATCACAATTTTTTTTCAAATCATACGGATACCCGATACACTCGAAGAACTTTATTATATTCTTTGTATTTTGTTTGAATCCAAGATGGACACTCTCTTTTCCATATTTTCCAGTTTTTTGTTTTACATAACTTGTATGAATATGATTTTGTTCCAATATATTTTGAATAAAATGCATAAATTTATACAGATCATCAACATACTCTGGAATTGTAGACATCGATAATGTGTTCAATGTATAATTAATTTGTTTTTTATATTCTCCGAATCGATTGTATCTAATCTTCGATCCATCACCACTAAATACACCTCGCACGAATTCAGTTTGAATATAGATACTAGATTCTTGTATCCATGTAGGAATTTTCATTGGTTGTGTTGTTTTTTTACCACAACAGGTATCTAATAGAATGAGTAGAAATGGAAATACACCATTGTATATGAAATCGTATGTGCTATGTGTAACACCATTACATACTCTTTGTCCATAATTGATTTTCCTTGATCCAAATCCAAGTTGAATAATATCATCCATCATTATTTTAGCAGATTCGTATGACGAACAACAGAATGACACTTGAGCTGACTTTTCGTTTATATAATAATTTAACGAACCATCTGATAATACAAATCCAATGAGTCTTGCTAAAATACCACACTTATCGTAAACTTGTGAATCATTAATAATATTTTCATATTTTGTAATCGTTTTCTCAGTCAAATCAAATGTTTTACCCAACTCTTGAATTTTCGAATGTGTAATATGTTTCTTTATTGTGTCTCTGTCAGTATTCTGAAGTGACCATTTTTCAGTATAATCAAATGATACACCTACTTTGTAATTATTATCATACGCTTCTTTCATCTCAACCCACCCATGATCGGTCATGAATTTGTGGTCGTATGTTGCTGTAATCTCGCGCCCACTTATCGTAACCAATGTGTAGATGTCTTTTGTTGTTGGTTTGACATACTGATTGATTACTTTTGTATTTTTGTAAGTCAATGTTTTTGGACAAAATGATTTCACTTGATCTCCGATAATTACATTTTTAATTGGTTTTCGTGTTCCGTCAGCCATGAGAACATTTTCTTCGGGATCTAAACATTGATACGTGTTCCTAGGTGCCTGATTGTGATTTGAAAACGGAATGTTACTGGCAAGCACGCCTAATATCAGTGACGGATGAATCTCCATATGTGTGTAATTCAGTTGCAAACGTTCTCCCTTCTTTCCCTTGAAGAGTTCATTGTAAGCACTCGCTATCATCAAAGAGTTGTTCTCCTCAACATCTACGTACTCGATGATCGATTCGTAACCAATCATATCCTTCTCTACCAAATTGATTGTCATATCAGCTACTAGATTCTTCCACGTCAAAATCTTATTCTTCAACGCAATTACATATCGTTTGTCAAACAAAAGTTTGTTATTTCTCACAATATACAATGGTCGAACACATCTTCCGGCCTCTGTTGAAATGTTAATCGTATTCTTCGATATATCCCAACTTATACTCGTATAAATATTGATTACACCCTTTCGTTTGTATTCTATCAGCTTTTCATACACATTTTTTGGATTTTCGTGAATACCGACGATGTTACCATTCACGAAGATCCACGTATTGTTATTGAACATTTTTATATTATTTATATTGAGTTCAATGACACCAAATTCTTTAAGATAATTGTAAATACTACGAGAGTCACTTGCGATAGTGATGGTAGAAGTGATGGAGATGTTCTTAACAAGACCGACACTGCTACCTTCTGGTGTTTCGGATGGACAGATGATACCCCACTGTGTGTTATGTAACTTACGTGGTTGAATTAATTTACCAGATTTTTCCATTGGAGTATTTACACGTCGCAAATGAGAGATTGTTGCATTATATGTCAATCGATTCAATACCTGCGCGACACCTTGTTTCGCGTTTGCGTTCTTAATACCCCAGTTACCCGTAGCAAGACCATATTTGAGTCCCGACTCAATCGTAGCTGGTTTCACAATCTTATAGATATTACTCTTGTTAATCAAGTTGATCAAATCGTTCGCAACCTTCCAACTTCCGTTGTTCAATTCCTTATAAATCATATTCTTCACATCCTTTACGACTTTACCATAATATTGGCGAAACAGGTTAGCTATCATTATCCCTGGGGTGTCGACACGCTTGTTCAAATAACTATCTCTATCATCCATTGGATACATACCCAAGAAACATTTCAATAATTTATTGATCATATATCCTAGATACAATGCCTTCTTATATCTTTCTGTGCCCACGTGAGGTAAGAAGTCATTACGCAAAATTTCAAGTATAATGTTGATTCTCTTGGACTTATTCTGCATAATTTCCTTTGGGTATCCACTGATATTCAAGTATTTCTGCATATAATCCAAAGCTGCCAACCTGTTCAAAATTGAATTACCATCCTCGATCGAACCCTTTAAGTTATCAATCAATATCTTATTATTAGAATCATCAATATCGTGAACACAAAGTTTCACAATATCTTTGTCCGATTCTATACCTAATGCACGGAACAATACGAACACAGGTATATCGATACGAATGTGATGAATACTCACACGAATCAAATGACCAAATTGTGTTTGCTTAGACGATAACTTTAATGATGTCAATTTAGGAGGGCCAAAAACATTGTCTGGTACCGAACGAATCTCTGCAATATGGGAATAGTGAGACAACTTATTATCTAAAAACACATATGTCTTGTTTTCAGCAATTCTGTCGTGACTGATAACAACCTTCTCGTTACCGTTTATGATAAAGTATCCACCATAATCGTATTTACATTCTTTCGAGTTAATTTTGAAGTTTGGATTTTCAAGAATACAGTAGTTAGATCCTACCATAATTGGTACTTTCCCAATATTCACGTTTTTCATAATTTTTTTGCATTCTTCTTTTTTGTTTTCATTGTCATACCATTTAATATGAATCTTCATCTGTACATATACATTACCCGAGTAACTAAAGTTACGCTGACGAGCATCTGTTGGTGTCATTAACTTGGTACTTCCGTCTTTCTCAAATATCGTTGGACGAGTCATAACAGGATTCGATATCGTGATATATATAGTATACTTGAAATCTTCCAATTCCGGTATATACTTATGAAATATCTGTAGATCATTGAATCCCTCTATAATCTGTTCCAACTTATTCAAGACAAAATCATTATACGATTCCACCTGATGTTTAATAAGACACTTACTCTGGGACTCATCGAAATATGATTGAATCACGTCCCACGTGTACTTTTCAAACTCAAGTGATGTAAGATTCATTTCAGTCATAATACTCTTCTTTTATACGATAATTCCTAATCTTAATTTAAGAGTTAAATCAATTTTTAAATTATAAATTGAGTACACGTTAAATAAGTTTCAACAATGATTTATGACGATTATGTCAAATATACGAACGAATATAAAATTAAATATGGTGAGAGGACTATTGTTTTCATCGAAATAGGATCTTTTTTTGAAATATATGGTGTATCCAACGAAAAAGAAACTTCGGGTGCCAATATGATCGAAATTGGCAATTTGTTAAACATTCAAGTATCTCGAAAAAACAAAGCAATCATAGAGAATTCAAGAGAGAATCCTATGATGGCAGGATTTCCAAATCATGCTCTACAAAAATTTATCGATGTCTTAATACTCAACAAATACACAATTGTCCTCATCGAACAAGTCACCCCTCCTCCAAATCCAAACCGAGAAGTTACACAAGTTATCAGTCCATCCACATACACTTCCAATATATCATCCAACACTACCAATATTCTTATGATTATGTACATAGAACCTATCCAACATTGGAAAACAAAGCAGTTATCATATGGAATTGGTATCAGTACAGTGGATTTGTCAACAAGTCGAACATCGGTTTACGAAAAGTATGTGGACAGACATATGTTAAATGAGGAAATTGTGAGATTGTGTATTCATTATAATCCTAAAGAGCTTGTGATTAGTTCTAAAGAAAACGTGGATGTGTTTGTGCCTTCAAACATTCACTATCACGACAAAATATCTAAAATAGAATATCAGTTTTTGAACAAAGATTTTCAAAATAAAGCTCTCTCTAAAGTTTTCAAAACTACTGGATCTCTACAACCTATCGAATACGTTAATCTTGAAACTAAACATCTTTCTCTTGTTGCATTTGTCTATTTACTCGACTTTGTGTACTCTCATAACGAATTATTATTACAGAACATTTCTAAACCTCTAATAGACGAAGACGATACCAAACTCATTTTGAACAACAACGCATTATATCAATTGGATATCATTGGGAAAACCAATTGTTTAACCGACATCCTTAACAACTGTGTTACCGCTATCGGCAGACGATACTTCAATAATATGATCATATCTCCTTCTAGATCCGTCGAAACAATAAATATTATGTACGAAAACAATGAATTTTACAAAAATAACAATTTATATAGAGATGTGAGGGATATGTTAAAACAGATAATGGACATTGAGAGAATTATAAGGAAGACGACTATTAGTCCAGCACAAATAACAACGATTTATACTAGTCTTATTGAGACACATAAATTATATAAATTAATAAAAAAAGAGAATAGTTTGGAGGATCTTCTCACTGAAATAGAATCTTCTCTTATTATCGACAAAGCTACCAAATACAATATTAATAATATTGATGAAAACATATTTTGTGTAAATTATAACACAGATCTTGATAATTTACAGAACAAAATGAAAAAGATAATTGATTATTTTGAGAAGGAGTATAAGAGGGATGGGTTTATGGAGATGGTGAAGATGGAGAGGAATGACAAAGACGGTATTATTTTCACCACGACACCCAGAAAATTCACAGATTTGAATAAATTGTTCGATAATAAATATTCTTCTATTAAATACAAACAAAATCACGTTAGAGTATTCAATAAAGAGATTGAGTCTAAGAATATAGAATATCAAAGGGTCAAAACAAGTCTTAGAACTATGGTAACAGAAGTGTTTGTAGAATACACGAAAAAATTTATTGATACATTTGGGATGGAGATAACCGATATTGTTCACGATATTGAAATGATCGATTTTCATTCTACTAACGTTTATAATGCTATTCGTTTTGGATACAGTAAACCGGTTATCGTTGACAAATATGATTCGAAGAGTTTTATTAGTGCCGAACAAATACGACATCCCATCATTGAATACGTACAGAAAGATACCAAATACATACCCAATGACATAGAATTAAATGATAGTAACAGAGGTATTGTTCTGTATGGTATCAATGCGTCGGGTAAAAGTAGTTTAATGAAATCGTTGGGGATAAATGTAGTAATGGCACAAGCAGGTATGTACGTTCCTTGTCAATCATTCGAATTCTATCCTTACGCTGATATATATACACGAATTCTTAACAACGATAATCTTTACAAGAAACAATCAACATTTACTGTCGAAATGAGTGAATTAAGAAATATCCTCAACAACTGCTCAAGTAATAGTCTTGTTATTGGAGACGAGTTGTGTTCGGGTACAGAGTCTGTATCGGCAATATCATTAGTGTCTTCTGGTATAATACATTTGTCGCAAAGGGAAAGTTCTTTTATTTTCGCAACACATTTACACGAATTAGATAATATTGAAGAATTGAAAGAATTAGATAATGTGTGTGTGAAACATTTGAGTGTTAAATATGATGTGAAGACGAATGATATTACATATGACCGTATCTTAAAAGAAGGTTCAGGAAATACTTTGTATGGATTAGAGGTGTGTAAGTCTTTAGATTTAGATCCAAACTTCTTAGAGACAGCTAACAAAATAAGAAAATCATTATTGAATCAGACGAAAAATATTACTAGCAATCATCGTTCACACTTTAACAAAAGGTTGATCAAAGATGAATGTTACATTTGTAATAGAAAAGCTGATGAAATACATCATATAGAGGAACAAAGACATGCAGATGAGAACAATATGATAGGGTATTATAGAAAGAATAGTTTGTTTAATTTGGTACCATTATGTAGTGAATGTCACGATAAGACACATTATGGAAAATTAAAGATTGATGGATTTGTCGATACACTGAATAATGGAAAGAAATTGGTGTATAGTGTATAAATCATTTAAATGATTTGTAACTTTAACATTATAAATGTCTACTGTGTTCACAGATTTAAATGATTTGCAAATTTTGTTAGAGACGAATTCTAATAGTAAAAAACAATTCTTAATGCGTAAGATGCATAACGA